GGAATTGAAGGATACCATGATGGGATCGTATCAATCTTTGGTCGTAAGCATCGTTTGGTGTTATCCAAACTCCGCTTACTGTACTCTCGTTAAGAGGAACTAAAGGAAGGTTCTCAGTGACCACCATGGTCTCTAAGGCATCCCAAAGCTCCCCCTCCCAAGAGAGACGTGCCAACCCGTTTACTAGGTGACATAGCTCGATTTTCATCGAGTTCTGACACCGGACGTAAAAGGGAGTCACGTCACATCCTTCGTACCAGTCCGTTCCACAACTTTCCCGAAAGGGTCCGTCGAGGAATGATTTGGATGGGTTCGGAAGGAAACCAAAGAACTTCAGCAAAGCCAAAATCCGAGGAGCGAACTTTGTAGGTACGACGAGATCATCGCCGTATACCGCGAAGTCATTTCCTCCAATCACAGCTTTGCAGAACGCAGCAAAAATCAAAGTCTCGAGAGTAAAAGTGGCTCCGTTGCCCATTGAGGACAACTTTGCATACTTGTACAAACGACCGAACCCCCGTCCGTAAGGACTTCTGAAGTCGCAGAACAACTTAAACCATTTGATTGGTAAAAGCCACGCTGCTGTATTCAGTGAAAGGGTATCGGAAGCCATACTCAGGTCGATAGTGGCGTAAGAGCCATTAATAGACCCGATTCTGGCTAAACTTTGGTTCTTGTCTTGTCGACGTAGGTCCACCGCGAGAATGCGGAGGCGGCCTTTAACGTACGTATCTAGAGCAAGCTGAAGCGGCAAATTACCGTCCGGCTCGCAGGCGATCGTACGATGCGTCTTCCAAGATTTGGGTACAGTTTCAACTCGATTCGTCGTTACCACCTTAAACGACATGGTCTTGTAGCCCCAAAAGGCTCCAAGAGCACGCAAGTAAGGTAGTGCAGACGAAGTACAAGGTACGCCTCTTATCCCCACCTTCCGGTGGGGTTGGGAAGCACGCCTTGCTCGAGTTGAACTCGCTCCTGGTGTGACACGTACCATCTTGGGTAGTGAATCCAAGAAAGTACCACTGTCGCCAAGCACGTTTGCAATCACATGCTCGGTCGCCTTGATATCTCTAGCGAGATCGTATCTAATACGATTCTCGTGTTGAGAATACCAATCCAGACGCTTGTTTGTGATTCGACAGAGAGTTTCAGCTCTTTCAAAGCTGATTCTCGCGGCCTCCTCACACTTCACGTCGTCGGTAAAAG